CCTCATTACATCTCATATTTATCTTCCATCTGTCCTTAACATAGAACGAATCAGTCTCAGTAAATTTTATCCTAGTATATGCCTGCTGACCATTATCAGAAGGACCAGCGTTTGTCAAAACAATATCTGTCTGTGTAGATATTGGTATGTTTTGCTGATTCCAGTTTTGAAGGTCTAATGATGATGTCCATCGATATGTAGTTGGATTTACACTTTGAATCTCAACCGTAATCCTGAGATCTTTATTTAATGCGGTTCGTATATTTTGTTGTGATTCTGAAGGAGAAGGTATAGTATTACCTACATCTCCAGATAATGGAATTACTGTTAGAGAGTTAGAATCTCCCTTTCCGTAGAATATTGTCTTATCTAATCCTATAAAAAAGTCGCCTACTATTGGTTCCCTTGTAAATCTAGGAAATGCTCCTACTAAAGATGATATATCATTTCCTCCTAGTGAAGCTGATCCAAACTGAGGAAGGTTATCCTCATTAAATTGTGCCGTGTCATCAACCTTTATCTTAAAATATAATCCTGCTGTCTCCTCTCCACCTAAAAAGTTTGACTCCTTTAATTCAAACTCAAGTATCTTATACTTCTCGTTTGAAAGTGTAGGTCCAGTTCCGTCACACTTAAATATGACATATTCCCCAACCTTAAACTTATCTCTATCTGCCTCAGTGATCCTAAAGTATCTGTATGCACCGTCTGAGTAAAACCATATAGGAAATATGTTATAGTAGGACTGTTTTGCCTGCTTGATTACAAGCCTATAATTTGTAGCCCATGTAGGTGCGGTGTTGTTTATGTCTACCTTTATACTGTTACCCTTGTCTGACTCAGAGGAGGGTATGTATACCGAGTTGTTGTTACTTATTAATGCAGTTGTAAGCCTTCCATAATCATCGCCATAAACTATCCCTACCTCGTAATCTCGATCAGTTTTAAATGTAGATACAGGAGTTCCTACATTTGTATTTGTAGATGTGTATGAAACGTTAAAGTCAATATCTATATCGGAGTCAGAGCTATCAGTTATATCCCTGAATTGTGTATAGTTTCCATATATAAGTCTGTTACCTATTATCTCCTGAGACTTTGCTAGTAGAGGAACATTGTCAAAAAGCCTAGTGATCTGATCATTTGTAAGTGGGGCATATATCTTATTGTTACTGAAGGTATAGTTAAATACACCATTATTACTTACACCCTCGTCTTGCTTGTTTATAGACTTTATAATCTTTACGTTCAAACTTCTTGTGTCGTATGCCAGTAATTGGATCTCTTTAACAAACTGATTTCCAGTCTCAAATACAATCTTACACTCATTGTATTTGTTTATCATAGCCTTATTACTTCCAGATAAGAAGTCTATATTGTAGTTGTCTGGCTTAAACAATACAGCAGAAAATGGAGACATAGAACTGTACTCATTATCTACGTATTTGTACCTGTATGAAAAGTAAAGAAACCTTTCCTCTAGATTATTAGACTCTATAAGTTCTGACTCTATAGGGTATATTGCTGGGGCCTTTAGAGGTGGTCTTAATACCACATCTATGTCTATATCAATTCTACTATCATTTATAGAGTACTGCTTTGACCTAGATATGTTTATCTTTCTAGGAGGATTAAGGTTATCTGTCCAAAATAATAGAGCACCGTCATTCTTATGTCCTGGTATATAGTTGACACCAGTGATTAGATATTCCTGACTAAAGTTTAACTGACTAGGGTTACCTCCAGTTTTGGTAGAAAGCAATACCTGTGTGGTAGTATTGTCAATCTCATTATACTCAAATATGGCGTCATAGTTATCTGATGATATAAACCAGTATATGAGGTTAAGTGGCTCGTATGCTATTGCACCTATAACCCTAGAGTTCAGTGTGTTTATAGCTGGAACATACCCTGACAATAATGCCTGTACATCTCCTATCTTAATATTACCCAGAGAGTTTGATATAGATCCTATATTAGATCCCTCAGACGTGTCTATACTTATGTTGAGTGCATCAGAATACTGACCTCCAGACAGAAGCCTTTTATCAAGATCCTTGTTCATCTTCCCTCCCAGGAATGTCTTCTTTAATTCCATACTTACTTAATCCATTTATCTCTACCTCTCAGGCTCATTAGAAGCCTAGACGGGTGTAGATTACTTAGTCTAATCTTTGTATTTCTTAGGGCAGCTGTCTTCTCCTTACGTGCCCTCATGATAACATACTCCTGTATGCCTGTCTTATTGTTTAATAAGGCCCACTTTAGGTATGCGTAAAGATATTCCTCAGCCATCTTATTTATAGTGATCTTGCTGTCGTCTCCGTTTTCCATGCCGTCAGAAACGTACTCAAGCACGATATGTTTGTTCTCTATACCTGAAGAAAAATCAATCACACCAGCGGCCTTGTTTATTGAAAACCTTGGATTGTTGTTTGCATTCTCTGTGTCCATACCATAACGTCCACCCATCCTGTAACCAAAATACCAGTCACCGTTATAGTTATATCCATCACATCCGTTATATACTCCACCACCAACATAAAGACTCTTCTGCTGTCTTAGTATGTCTACCTTTGAATCTCCAGTTACAATCTCACCATCAGAATCAAAAAGTATGTCCAGGTTATTGTCCTGTAGATATCCAGTTGCAGACATAGGCTGTCTATTTTCAGTCAATGGTAAAAGTACATTCCCACTAAGTACAGATATACGTACATAGTTTACGTAGTCAGGAGGCATAACCATCTTAAGCTGATCTCCCATCTCCTGCTCTATAACCTTTATATTTCTTAGTGCGTCATAGTTCAGCTCCTGTATGGCTCTCTTTGCATGAAATATTATGGCGTACCTGTCCACATTATTTACAAGCTTGTCATTACCCACATACATGAGCATGAAGTTGTTTATGATATCAGAAAGAGAAACATACTGGTACTCTCCATGATTTAGGTCTGTAGGTATCACACCCCCGTTTGTGTAGTATTGGTAGTTAGTTATGTATGCCATCTTTATTGTTTTTGTTGTGCGTCCTGAAGCTCTTCAGATTTAGCTGCCTGAACAATGTCAGCCTCTCTGATAGATATTCCTGAGTACTGTAGTATCTTTATAACAAGGTTTGCAAAGTCACTCTTAGGAAGCTCAAAGTCTTGGTAGTCAGATGCAGATCCATCAAACATAGGATCAGTCCCAGCACTCAGTTGAACATATGTCCATTTTGGATCCACTGGATACCTAACATATCCCATGGATACGTTTGAAGTTATAGTGTTTGGGTATACTGAAAACCCTGTTTCGTTCATGGTGTATACTGGGTATGCAACCGTAGGTGCCGTAAGGTTTGAGGACGTAAGTTTTAAAACCTTATTCTGACTTACCTTCTCAACCTCAACAGACGTGTTATATATAAGCTTATCCACAAAGTAGTAGTCTGTGGGCGGTGTGAACTCAGATCCTGTGTGTGTGAGTGATGATAGTTTATAGAACGTATCTATCACGTCCGCTATCTTTTTAGGAATGTCTGAATATCCCTCTCCATGTAGCCTTGCGTTCTGCTTGACTATTGACGTACTGTATGAGTATATATACTGCTCGAATATCTCAAGCTGTGCCTGCTTTGCAAACAGGTTGAACTCAAAAGGGGTTATATATCCCCTGTTCTCCTTGCTGATTATAGACAGTACAGTATTTCTTACTTGATTGATCATCTATCTAGTTTTAACAAAGATAAATAAAAAAAGGCACTTCGATTAAAAAGTGCCTTTAATGAATTAAGTGATATTACTCTTACGCAATAACGATTCCGCTTACTGCCTTTGAAGGCACTACCGTTGTTACAACATTATGCCATACAGACTGATGTGCATCAACAACTGCATTCTGAATAACGTCTCTCATCTCCTCAGATCCAGCAGTAACTGCTGCATGAGTAATTGTTAAAACGTCTTGAGCTGCAGCACCACCGTAAACTACTGTTACTGTAGTTGTAGATGCTTGCTTGATGATTTTAATGTCATCAGCAGAAACTAATTGATTCCCTTCATTTGTTACAGGAATAGATAAAAACTTTGCCATTGTTAAAAAATTTAATGGGTTAATAATACCACAAATATACTAATTCTCAGATATCTTTTCATCCAGGAACTTAAACAATTCCAGTCCATCATTAGACTGAAGGTAGGATGATAATGTATACAACGGATCCTCTCCGAATGGTATCGTCATCAACTTCTTTTTGTTCTCCTTAAGATTGTAAAATATCTCCTTCTTGTTGTTTCTGAATGACAGATAGCCATCAGATAAAGCTCTTGACGCTATGTTATTCACACGTAGAGACGGATCGTTAACAGCCTCCATGAAGTCCTGAGGATATCTCTTTGCGTAAAGCATTATATCTCTCTTGACCTCAGCTACAGTCATAGAGGAAACCTTTCCTCCTAGAAGTACGTTAGCTACTGCTTCCATAGTCGTCCAATCTAAATCTCTAGCCGCAACCTGAGCATCAAGCTCATTGTACATGAAGTCAACATGATCCTGAGCATCTTTCTCTTCATCGAACTCATAAAACTCTGCCCCGTTATTAGGGTGGTAGTGTAAGAACTCCTGAAGCACTGGATTTGTCTTTGGTACTCTTAGTATTCCATCCTCAAAAACTATTGGCTCTAATATAACATTACTGTCCTGCTCATCCTGAAATGGTGAGTTTGCGTTACGTGCATATCGAAGAGGTCTATTTATGTTATTCTCCTCGTCGTAGTAAAGCAGTCTGTTTCTTGGTGTGTCTCTTGACGCTATGAAGTAGGCAAGAGGTTCTTTATTTCCTTTTAATAGGTATACTCTGTCTTTAGGTTCGAGTATTGATTTTTTCTTTTTCATTTTATTTTAATTTAATTTTTACAATAAAAACCAGGGGCCGAAACCCCTGGTATATAAATAGTCCTGTATTATCCTTTGAACAATACGAAGTTATTAGCTCCCATAACACAAAGTGCTCTTTCTGACAAGAAGTTCACCTGCATTTTATCGATGTCGCTACTCATAGCTCCACCTGCAGAACCTGTCATCCAAGTTTTGTATCGACGATCCTCAGCCTCAGAAGCTCTATAACGTACATGTAAGAATGGACGTTTAGCGTTCTTACCAAGAACTTGATCGTACACTGATGTAGTACCAGCTGGTACAAGAACACCGTTTACAGCACCTCCTGTCAAACCTCCACGAAGCGTAGCATCGTTTAAGTATTTCCAGTCAGTCTTGTAAAACTCATAACCTCTCTTGAATCCAGAGAATCCAAGGTTGAGTGCCATCTCCTCAGAATTGTCAAACAATCCGTAAGATGTACCACCTGCTCCGTAAGAGTTTTGAGCTGCTAACATGTCGTCAATATCGAAAGAGAACTGACGGTTTAAGAACAATACGTTCTCAGCGATAGCACCCTGCTTGTCAAGACGTTGTACGATTGTATCAAAGTCTGCCAATGCAGCTGGGTTACCACCTGACCATACGTAACCTCTATTCTCAATAGTGTCAAACATACCCTCAGTACCTGCGTTTCCAGCATCTACTCCAGCAGCACCTGCATTTGTAGATAAGAAAGCTTCAGCTCCAGATGTACCTTCTGCAGGAACACCTTCAACCATAGCCATCTCTAAGTAATCGTCAAATCGTAGACGAGTCTCATGCTCTGACTTCAAGTACCATAGGTATCCTGTAGCACCGTTTTCAGTTGTAACCTCAACCCATCCAACTTGAGCCATATCAGATCCAGACACCTCGTAGTTGTCCTTGATGATGATTGGCTTGCAAGAGAAGATTGAATCCTCAGCCTCTAACGAACCTTCCATTCCTGCGGATCCTTTCTTAAACTCAGATCCATAAACAAATGCAGTAACAGTAGTTGTTGCACCTGTAAAAGGACTTGCAGCAGTATCTACATAGTATGCTACAGTGAAAGAGTTAGCACTAACAGCTGTAATAACACCCTTAGCAGACTCAGCTGCAGCTTGATCGGATGATAAAAATACTGTTTGATTCTTTCTAAATACCATTCCTGTTGCAGGAGCACCTGCCATAGTGAATGTTTCAGCACCAGCAGTGTATCCACTTGCTGTCATCGCTTGGTATTTTGTATGCAAACGTCCTTGCTCTGCCCACTTAATTAAGTCAGAGTTAGTAGGAAGTTCTGCACCGACCATTCTCAAGAATGATGAGATTGATCTGTTTCCATATCGCTCAAATTCAGCTTCGTAAGTATCTGGAAGATACTGTGTCAAGAAGTCGAAATTGGTGATGTAATTTGTAGGCAATGTTGCCTTTACCGAACTAGGTGTAATTGCTACACCTGGGTTGGTTTGTAATGATCCAGCCATTTTTTCTAATTTTTACGTTTTTTAATAATTAATCTATTGCCTCGACTTGCGTCTATAGACCTGACCTGTACACCCTCCTTAGGGGTAACCTTTGTGGACTGACGAGTCATATCAATGTTTTTAGACTCCTTAGCCACATCGCCTACCGCATCTGCCATACCCTTATCATAGAAATATTTGGCAAACTTTTCAGGGTTTGAAGCCACAGCTATAGAACGATGGAATCCCTCATAGTCCTCAATCGATCCGTCCTCACCTGTAAACTTACTTACGAAGTTATTAAGGTCAGACTGTTCGTTGAGTAAGGTCTTGCTATCAGCTGGCTTGTAAACAACCTTTTTATCCTCCGATATGTTGAACCCGAAACCTTCGAAGTTCTCAGAGAATAATTTACTTGTATTACTTGTAAATTTTTTAGCCCTCTCAGCAAGTTCCTGCTCGTTTTGCAGTCGCTGCTCTTTTGTTTTCTTGTAGCTATTGAAGCTCTCTCTCTCCTCCTCTGGAACAAAGGAATCCCTTGACTCAAGTGGAACCTTGTACTGTTCTTTTAAAGAATTAAAATATTCTCTAGCCTTAACAAGCTCTTTCTTCTTCGCCACCTTCTTGGACTTGATCTCTCTCTCTTCATCAAGATCTTCATCATAAGAAAACTTGTCCTCTATCTCAAAGCTTACATCCTCAGGATCCAGTCCCTTGTTCTGCTCTAAGTAGTAGTCAAGTAGTAGCTGGTCGTCATTAACGTCATCATAATTTTTGTTAATCTTGAAGAAGTCATTCATACCACGACCTGTTTCTTTCTTGTACTTCAGGAATGCTGACACATCCTCAGGTAGCTCCTCGTTGGCATTACGCTGTTCGAACAACTCATCCAAGGAATTTATCTCCCTGTCGTACCTCTTACCAATATATGAAAGAACGTCACCGTCATTTAAGGACGGCTCTTGTGCTTCGCCTTGCGGCTGTATATTTTCTTGCTCTTGTGAGGCGGAGGAACCCTCAGGGCTTCCTTCCACTCCCTCACCGTTAGCTTCGTTGTTTTCATTCTCTGCCTTTTCTAAAAGATCTCTCTCGATCTCCTGAGCTGACTTCTCTTCAAAGTCAACAGCCCTTACCTTAAATTCTTCTGCCATTTTATTATATTTTATTTATCCACAAAGTTAAGTAATATTTTTGTATCCTACTTAGGGCCAAATGATTCTAGTCCAAAACCGTCAAGAGTATCCTCCGTGCTCTCAAAATTTTGTGGAGGTAGGTTGTTCTTTCTTTGATTTATAAGCTTAGACTGCTCACTATTTTGCTGGCTAATTCTTTCAGACTTGCCTTTCTCTCTATTGTCCTCTCTCTTCATCAATGACTCAGCCTCTATTCCCTTAAGCTGCATGTTGTACTGGAACTCCAGGTCCATTAGGTATCTCTTTGCATCAACCTCTGCATTCATCTTCTGAATCTCAAACTGAGCCTCGGCCTCTTTAACCTGTGCCTTCGCCTGAGCCTCAAGCTGTATAAGCTGTGCCTTCTGCTGTGCCGCTGACTGCTGTGTCTGTAGGTCTGACTGTAGCTTCATCTGTTGCTGCTGCTGAAGTTGCTTCTGCTGCTGCTCCATTCTCCTACGTCTTTTAACCTTAAGCATCTCATTTGCCAGCTTAATGTTATTCATGCCTCTAATATCTATAGCGTCCTCAAGATCTATCGTCTTCTGCTGAAGTGCTACATTTATATTAGCCTCAAGCATCTGTCTCTCCTCCTCATCTGGAGCTACCTCTATAAATATACCAAAGTCATAAAGGTATAGGTCTCTAATCTCGTCAAGTATAGCGACGTTATACTTACCTATCTGCATAGCGAACTCTTCCCTGAAGTCTGCATACTCAAGTATGTCTCCAACCCTTAATGATATACATTCAGCAAGCCTTCTTGTTGCATAAAGTCCTGCATTTAGTATGTGCCTAGTGGCAGTATTCGAGCTCAATGCCGCAAGCTTCTGTACACCCACAAGTGCGTCAGGGTTAGGACTTGATCCATCCCTTGCAGAGTTTATACCCGTCACATCCCTTATCATGTTCAGGTAGTGGTTATAGTTGCCAATAAGTGCAGCCATCTTAGACTGTCCACTATTTGAGTTAAGTTCCTGTATTGGAACCCTTGCATTATTAAACTCTCCCTCCTGAGTAAAGCTCCTACCGATAACACTACCAGTCTGAAAATATAGCTTAAGTGCATCCTCAGGATTATATGCCGCACCAGTACCTAGGTCTACCTCATTAATACCATCCGCATCTATAAATACACCGTCAGGCACAACCCTTGACATTACCTGTTGTAGTTTTAGGTGTGTAAGTTGAATCTGATCAGCAAATGGAATCATTCTTCTAACCAAGGACTCTATGTTACCCTTGTATAATCTTGGAGCATGTGCCACATAGTTTGGCATGGCACTCTGAGATGCTGACTTTGGTCTTACCATGTTTCTAGCCATCTCCCATTTAAGAAGTATATTAGATCCACCAACAAGAATCCCGTCATACCATACCTCTCTTGGGGCCTCTATTATTTCAAAAGGAACACCATCCCCTGTTGGAGGATTAAATGTGTCTCCCTTTCTTATGACTCTCTCTCCACCATTCTCTAATATTTTCTTTTTCCAAACAAATCTCTTACTCGTCTTGTAGTTGAAGTACATAAGTGTGACAACCTCATTTAGGAATGCGTCGTCCTGATAGTTTCTTATGATTGGAAAGTAATTATTCCATGCAGAACTAGAGTTCTTTATCTCTGTAAGCTGCTCATCAGTAAGGTCTGGATTTATCTTTAAAAGTTCTGTGTAATGTACCTGCTTAACCTCACCGAAGTAGTAGCAGTCTGAAAAGTCCTCCTTCTCAGTATAACTGTGTATCCAGTTAGCTGGATCTACGTAGTCCACATTAACACCGTCATTGACAAGGAACTCATGCTTCATGACACCAACACCTATTGTAGTTACGTCGTAGTCAAAGTTCTTTTTAACCTCGTCAAACTTGTTCATCTTAAGTATGGTATCTATGGCAACCTCCTCAGCTATCTCTATACCAGGCTTGTAGTTTATCTGCATGTATAAAGAAAGCTCCTGATCATCAGCTGGAAGCTCATTTGGATCCATGTTAAATGCATTGATACCAAACTCCTGCTTTGTCATCTCCAAGAAATCCTTGGAAACCATGTCCTTCTCTATGGACTCCTGGAACTGATTCTTTTTTTCTGCAGACATAACGTCCTGAGCCTCAGCCTTAACCTTGTAAAGCCTGTCATTCATTCCGTTTACAACAATATCTACAAACTTAGGTATGATAGGAATAGGACTCCAGTCTAGGTTTAACATAGACATGTCACCATTTATAGCTAACTCATCCTTATACTTCTGAACAGGCTGCTCACCTCTAGCATAAAGTCTTAATCTGTGGTACTCTCCCCATTGGTCATAAAACCTACAAGAACTTCCCTTTCTTTTAAACCACTCACCCTCTATAGCCTTAGCCACACTAAGTCCATACTTCTCTGAAGATTTTTCTTCGTCAGAAGCCATCTGATTCGGGAAGGGTAATTGATTAATTATTACTGAAGGTTTCTCCATTACTTTATTATTTCGCTTCTATTACCACGATTATCATATCTTACAAATTTAATACTTATTTTTGATTCTTTTTTATGTGCATTAGAAATATACTTCTTGTTTGCCATTATTGCAAGACCTGAGCTTATAGAGGCATCGTATTTAGTCCTATTATTTATCTCAAACTTGGCCCAATCTTCAAGAGTCCTAGTGAAGTACATACTACCTATATCACCAGCATCCCTATACGTACCTTCAGAGTCGAATCCAACATACTGTTCTATATAGGACTCAATAGCTGATGCGTGAGCCTGTTTTACATCCTCGCTGGTGTTAGGTATACCGCCAAGCTCTAACTCTGTCTTAGACAGTCTATTTTTATTCTTATCAGGCCTGTTCATAGAAAAACCTCTATACCCCCTGTTCTTAAAATGGTAAAGTAGTCTAGCCTTGTTATTCTCTGCAAGTATAGGCATACCATAAAATACACATGCCATCAGTACATCCTCAAAAAATATCTCTGCCGTCTTTGGTCTTGCTATATATTCAAGAAAAAACTCATTAGATGGAGCATCCTCCATATGAAACTTCGTCAAGCCATGAAGTGCACCATTAGATCCACTTCCTCCAACTACGCCAGATATATCGTATGGATCACAACCAAAAGATCCCATGTGTTCATTACCAGGATACTTAACACCTCCCCTGTTTATAATATTGTTTCTATGTTCAAAACTAGGAACCCATGACACCACAAACCTACCCTTCTTGTCAGGAGTCCATACAACAGTTGTGTCCTTCTCACCATTCTTCCAGTGAAAGTACCCCCTTGTTAGAACCCTGTCCTTTATCAATGAATCGTTATAATCTATCTGCTGGTATATCTTTGTAAGATTAAAAATTGACTGCCTTGACTCATCCCTGAATGCGTGTGACTCAGTCCTAGGGAACTGCCTGTAGTACTCGTTCAATGCATCTGGATCTGACTTAAGGGCCTCAACCTCATTGTTCCAGTACGTTATAACACCATCATCTATCATTTCACCATCGACACCTATGACTGGCTTAGATGGATCTTCAAACACAGGCCAACCATACTGATCAATATAACCCTCGTAGTTCCACTCCATTGGTATAAATAATGAATATAGACCACTCCTTGTCTGTCCGTTTGCGGATCTTACGGATGGATCACTGTCCATATACAACCTCTTAAACTGTTCGCCACCCTTTGATAGTGCATTTGATGTGGATCCCATCATGCACTTACCTATAATCTTGCTACCAAGCCTAAGACATGTCTTAGTTACACGCCAGTTGGTTTGAATATTATTAGGCTTAAGCCACTTACCACTCTCGTCATGCACAAGAAGTAAAAGTTTTTCACCGTCATAGCTGTTATCATCAGTGTTCTTCCAGTCAATGGTTGTGTCAAGCCCCTCTATCTCGTCATCCTTTTCCTCGTCCATATTCTTACGAGTAATCTTACTTGCAGGAACCCTGAACGCTAACTCTGTCTTTGGGTTGTCCATACCATCCTGTATCGGCTTGAAAAAGAATGGATAGTTTCTTACTATCGGTACAACCTTATCTGTAAACATCTTCTTTGCATCACTACCAGTCTTTGATAAAATACCTATCCTTGAATCCCTGGATATGGTTGCTATATTTGCACACTCCTCAGATCCCATAAATGAGAAACCAGAACGCCTGTTTTTTAGGTAGCACATTCCAAAGGATCTCTTGTCAGCCTTGCAGGCCTCCCAGAATATGTAGAATATTCTGTTTGACTCCCTGAAGTCAGGGTGACCGACATCTATCTTTGTCCACTGAAGATACATGTAATGAGATCCAGTTATATATGTAGGTGTACCATTATTCATGAACCAGTAACCATCCTCCCTCCTGTCAAACTCTTGCTCTATAAAATCTACGTATTTAGATTTAAAAAGATTATCCTTTCTGTTCCAGTCAAATATTGTTCTTATTTTAGATAACTCTTTTGGATAATCATAAGCAACCCATTTATCTTCATTTACGTCTAGCTTCTTCGGTGCTTCAGGTATAGCTATCTTAAGTCCATTTATGTCATATATATCACCTATAGTTCCATCCTTAGATATAACCACAACGTCATACTTTTTGTCATACCCATACACCCATTTCTTTGCCCTGTTTCTTGAAATCAAGGCATTCTTGCTTATGTGATCTTTTGATATTTTATATAGATTATTTTCCACGAGCCCTACCTTCTGCAAAACCATTCTTACCAGCGTCTATAACCTTGACCTGATCCTTGTCACTTTCCTCCTCCTCTATCTTGTGTAGCATAGCAAGTGCGTCATCGAATGCGAGCTTCTTTGCGGATGCTGCATTCTTCATCTTGTCTGCACTTATATCATCCTCTGCATGGGTTATTATTGGTTCCTTTAAAACCTTTATCAACTCATCTATGGCTAGTTTTGCTGCCTGTAATATTTCTACCTTTTTAGACATATATTTTTGTTGTACATCCTGTATAATATTTCCTCTCCTATCCTAAACTCATACTCACTGTCTGGAGTGAATGATATGATATCTCCATTACTTACGTAGTCTATATCATCATTCTTAAAAACCAACTCACCCCATAGCTGCTCTAAACTACCAAGCTGTGTGAACATATGGTCCTCAGACTCTATAGGTCTAACAAAGCAAAATGGTGATGGTGCATTCCAAACGTCATCTCGTTTGTATAAATAAACCTGACTTGGTTCCACTATAAATATATCATCCATCACATGATGCCAGCTACTCTTCTGTTTACCCTGCATGTCGTAGTAGTACCTAAAAACGTTGTGATGAACGATAACTATGTCCCCCTCTCGTATTGGTCCACTATAATATGTAGGCCTTGATATAACCTCTGCAAATCTGTTTGATACGGTATGATCCTCTTGAGACGAGCTTATAACAAACTCCTTACCATCATAATTCCTAATATTGTCATAACGCCTGCCATCGACAGGTTTAATAACGAAGCAGTATGGTGATTTCATTAGAAGTCTATTTTAAACTCTATAGATACAGGCATTGTTGAACTAAATTCCTTCCACTTGACAATCTCGTCATCCTTACGTATATATATGGATATAGCGGTGGCTTCCTGTATTATTGAGTCTATCGTGTAACTCCTTCCCAAAACCTCCTGACCTACGACATAGTGCATGCACTTCATGTAGTCTGGACCTACGGATATCTTTCTAACTATATTCACCTGTGTGTAGATTTATGTCTACATCTCCGTACTTCTCAGAAATCTCTTTCTGGTAAGTTGCCAGGTCATGTGCTCCCATCTCTAGGTTGGCTATGGACGTTATCTTTTGATTTTTTAATCTTTCGAAGGTGATCTCAATGTCAGCTATCTGAAACTTGAGGTCCCTGTAATTCTTGTTGAGCTCGATTAATTTTTCAAGCTCTTCCTTTTCAATTTTTTTCATTTAATTTAATTTATATTTACTTTATTAGTTACAAGACTATTCTAAGCTCTCCTGTTGCTGTCTTGTAAATATCTCCCGTAACAAGTCCTGCCGCTAAAGCTGCTGTGTTATCTGCAGCTGTAGTTATAGCTGTTGCTTTTAATAGAGGTGTGTTAATTCTTGTCTCTCCAATAAAGGTTGTACTAGGAGTTCCTTGAACTACATTTTCTTCACCATACCTTAAAAGGTTACTCTCTGTAGCCTGTCCTGTAGATTGACCGTATAATATTCTTCCTGCTGTTATGTTTGGAAGAGCGTTAGCTCTACCTATAGCTGTAACTTCAACCTCACCGTCTGCTCCTGTCTTTGATACAATTCCTACATTCTGAATGAGAGATGTTCCAATAGGAGATACGCTTGCAAGTCCACCACCATCGGAAACATAAAGAACACTTCCAACTGTTGGGGCAGGTACAATACCTGACAAATCAATAGTATCAATTCCACCAATCATAATTGCTTTACCATTGGTGTTTTGAGAATATGATGCATCCGCAAGACCTATAGCGGGCATCTTGTTAGGATCGGCAGAATCTGCTTTTCTAACCTCTTGAATGTTCTGACCATTATTATAACCTGCTATATACACAGGATCTCCCAAGTTTACATTTTCTAAATACCTTACAGGAAGAGATACTTTTGATGTGATTGGCTCACCCCA